AGACCCGTCGTTTTATGCCGGGCGCTTACAGTTGATAGAAGAGGCGGCAAAACGCGTTAAGCGTCGTTAAAACCTTTCGCCAATATTGCACACCAGAAGTATAAATCTCCGTCCACCATGCTGGATTTCAATTTATTGACCCGGTCACACACCAACCGGACGTTCTCAGGTAGGTAACCCCGTTCTGGGTCGATTCTGTCAATGGATATGTTTGTCCCGCGCCGTGAGCCGTGGTTCGAGGCTAGTCCTTCGTGCATCCATGTCATGGGCAATTTAGACAAAGCGCAGAGTCCATTTTGGTGTTTAAACAAATCGTATAAAAAATCGGAATCAACGTCGTCACTTAGCTCTATGTTGTATTTTTTGGCGCGTTGGCGCATGTCGTGGTGTCTGGCGGCGACGTAGTTACGAGGATTTTTGTAGATACTGTTTATTTGGCGGTCGCGGCAGCAATCGTTACAAAGTGCTTTACCGCGCTGGTATTTACCGGTTTGGTGAAAACGTTTGCCGAATTCTTTTTTTGGTTTTCTTTTCTTGCATTCTCTGCAAGTAAGCCGATCCAACCGCCTGCCCCCACATGCGATTAATCTTGGGGGCTATGTATACTAGATAACGTTTAAGCAAGCAAGGCTATGATCAAGAAGATCACAAACATTATTGCATATTGCTTCCAGCCGCCTAGTTCTTTTTTCGGCTCGCTAATCTTCCACAGTTTCTTCATCTTTTGGCCTGTAGTAAACAACGTGTGCGCCACACTCGGCGCAGGTCAGGTTTGAGGACATGTCAAAATGATCGTCTTCTTCAGACAGGTCGTGGTCGCCTCCCCAGATAAGTTCCCCGCCACACCACCAGCAACTAACGTACTTAGGCTGATTCATTCTATTTCCACCTCCGCAGTAGTTTCTACCCAGACTCGGGCTCCGCATGAAAGGGGCTTGTCCGGGGAGTACACAACTTTACTTGGCCCGTGGACCGTGACGCTGTGGCCGTAGGTGTTCTTTTTCCCTTCCTTAACCGTCAGCACAGGCTCACGCTCTCCGGTCTTATTGTTTTTCCGGACGACGTGTTGATTGACGTGTATTCGCTTAATTGTCATAGGGTTGAACTTTACTCCATTGAGAGCAAGGCTCCGTGGCCCGTGACCCGTGTAACGTGCAATACCACTTGCGTTTGCCTGTCGGCTTACTGTGGCGACAAGTTATACACTCAACGGCGATAGGTGGTGGTTGGACGCCGTTGGGCCAGCAATGTGGTCGGTAGTTACAGTAGCGGCACTCAAAGCAGTCAGGGGTATCTGCAATGCGGGCGGCGGACGAGCCACGGACCACGGATAGGGATTTACGCAAAAGGTCTTTGTAACGCGGCGCGTTAAACGTCACGTGTTCTGCGTGATACGCGGAGGTGTTCTTGTTGTACGCCACCATCCACGCGAAAGGAAACTGGGAAAGGCCCATGAGCAATTGCATCTGGTCGTAATAGATGGGGTGACTGCGAGCGATTCCTTGGTTTTTGAAGCTGTTCCACTTCTTGTCGTTCATGGACTTAATTTCAAGGATCTGAGGGTTCTTGCCTTCCCCGTTGTGGATGACGCCGTCTGCGTGACCCCGGAGGTGTCCGCCAAGTGCCGTGTACGTCCACTGCTCGCTAGTCTTGGGGTCTAGCTCAGAGACAGCCACGCCCGCTTCTTTCAGGTCGGCAACTACGGTGTCTTCTAGATGATGGCCGAGGTTGAAGATGCGTATGACGGCGGGTGGGGGGCTGGTCTGGGGATAACCCCGGAGGCTGTACTGCAAAAAGGCGTGGCACGGGTTGCCCACGTTGCTGGCCCCAATGTAACAACGCCGTTCGCTCTTGTATGCCTTGGCGGTGCCGAGGTCAATTGCGTTTATCAGATCCATGTCTGATACCGTAACATATATAAAAGATAAGGGCAAAAAAAACCCCGCTTTGCGCGGGGCTCGGGCTCAATGTTCACTTTGGGAGAAAACAACTTATGCCCTAACAAACTACTTTAGGAGTAATTGCATGATCCCATGAAATCATGCATCTTCATGATACCCCACAGGCTTTACCACTTCAAGAACTTCTAACGTGGCCTTATCAGCGGGAACAACCGAAAGATCGCTCTGTACAGCAACTGGTTTGTTTAATCTATCGGCGGTTTGGTGAGCAGCTTGGATGGCGATTTTTACATCGTCAGACGCTATTCCAAACCACCATCTGCCAGTTCCTTTATCAAACGATCCAGAAACCATCTAGCTTTCCTCAAATCTTCTACCGGGGCGTTCTTATGCTCATAGCGCCAAATGTATTTCATTGAGGACGCTTTGAGGTACGCCTGAAACCCTTCGGGGGTCAAGCTTGCTTTAATCGCTTCGATACACTCTATGCCCCCTTGGTTGTAGTGGGGCGGACAGTGTACGTTATCGGATATCGTTGGCATCTCGTTCCCTATCCGCATCAATCTTGGACTTTAGGAACTCATGCCATATATGCAGTTTATCGAAATCCGAACGCTCAACCTCGCCTTTCGCGTAGTCTTTTTCAAGCTTCTTCAAAGCTTTGTCGAACTCTTCCTGCATTGCTGTAAATCGACTCATATTGAAAAACTTTTTGACGTAAGGTCTACGCCATTCTCCTTTTTAAATGAATCTACTTGCTCGGCAATATATTCCTGATCTCGGTCGGAAAGGTTTTCTTGTTTCCAGCCTTCCAATATGTACCGAAGCTGCCCACTAATTGTACGCCCTTCTACCCGCGCAATCACTACCACCTCTTCATAACAATCCCGAGGGAGCAATACTGATTTCCATTTAGTCGTGTCCATCACACGTCTCCTGTTTAGGTATAGGAAAGTATACGCAGAATCGTAGTGTCAATCAAGGTCATCGTGAAGCTCTTTATAGAGGTCTTCCATGTCACGGCATACGTCCAAAATGACGTTAAGCTCTTTTTCCGGCTCCGGGTGAAAGATCACGTACCAACGTTCGTTTAGAACCACAAAGCCCTCGCCAGTGTACATGTCGTAGTAAATGGAGCCGACGTTTGCTGCGGTTTTGACGTTAGCCATTATCTAAATCCTCACATTCGCCCCAACTAGGGCCGACTTCAACGTCGCACTTGTTTGGAACCTGTAACGGCACAGCTTGCTCCATGATCTCCGCTAACTCTTTAGCTTGCTCGGGACCGTCTACAGAAAATGCCAGTTCGTCATGAACTTGGAGCATGGGGATGAAACCGGCCTCACACACGTTGACCATTGCTTGCTTCGTCATGTCTGCCGCAGAGGCTTGAATCAACCGGTTCAGGGCCTTGTAGGTGTACGCCCGTCGAAGTCTGGTCGTTGGTCCGTGGGTCGCGATTGCTTCTTCGCGAGGCATGGCCTTATGCATTTCAAACGTGTCTGGCTCCCAGAGGTCGAACCGACATTTGCGGCCCCGGAGAGATCGTAAGCTGCCCGAGGACCGTGGGTCGTCAAGCTTGCGCTGTACGCCTTTCATCAAGCCTTTCACGAACGGGACGCGCTTGTGGTATTGCTGAGTAAGGGCTTTTGCTTCATCCACCGTAAGGTCTAGTTGATCTGACAGTTTATTGACACCCATGCCGTACATCATGCCGAGGTTGATTACTTTAGCTTGTTTACGGGGGATGTTAGCCATCTCACTGACCATGCTGTGGAAGTCCATATCCGGGTTGTTTCGATAGCCCTCTACGAAGCTTTCTACGCCTTCCATGGGCATATTTTTGTAGTCCCCGTAGTTCTTGGCGTAATGCACCAAGATCCGTGGTTCTTGTTGCGAGAAGTCAATTGCCGCCCACTGTTGCCCCTCTTCTGGAATAAACAGCGAACGGATCATGGGGCCTAGCACGGGGTCGCGGGCCGGGATCTGCTGTAGGTTGGGCGAGTTCATGGAGATGCGGCCTGATACTGTACCGCCATCATCGGATCGCAACTGATTGATGTGGCTATGGATGCGCCCGTCGTGGACATATTTCAATATGCCATCGATAAAGGAGCCACTGGTTTTGTTGAGGTTACGTGCTTCTACAATGAGCTTTGGCAATTCGTGACCATGCTCTGCCAAAAAGCTTTTGGTGAAGCTGGGCGCACCTTTCTCGGTTTGTGGATAAGCCAGCCCTAAACCATCAAACGCTTTAGCTATGGACTGCGCGGCCCATATTTCCACGTTTTGCCCGGTCATGCTCTTTATCTGCTTGAGGACTTCTTTTTCTCGTTTAAGGATGACCTGCTTTGTTTTTTCAGCCCGATCCAAGTCTACGCGGATGCCCCGCATTGTCATGTCTACTAGGTGAGGTAGCAAAGCAATCTCTAGCCGCCAAACGTCCCACAGTTCTTCACGGTTCAGGATGGTTTTAAAGTGGTGCCAAAGGTCTAACGTAATTTCTGCGTCTGTCTCTGCATAGGGCCCGACATACATCGCGGGCAGTTTCCACATTTCACCTTTGGGATCGACGCCAAACTCACGAGCCGCCTCGACTAGGGTCTTTTCGGATTTTGTCTTGCCCAGATGGTCGTAACAGAGCGCGTTGAGGCTGTAACTAAACCGGTTTTCATCGATTAAGCTGGCCGTAATCATGGTGTCAATCACCCGGCCTTTTACTTCAAACCCCATGGCGCGTATCCAGCCAAGGTCGTACTGGGCGTTGTGCATGATCTTGTCAGCAGGGCACTCAAAGACTTTTTTGAGCCATTTGCTCACAATGCGCTTGTCAAGGTTACCCACGCC